GATCTGCGGTGGCCACTGTATATGTATTGCTGACAAAGGTCGAGCGTAAAGTATTGTTGCTGGAACCATTTGTCAAGTTGGTACGCACTGACTCTTCTATCTTGATCCACATGCGACCATTGTATCTAAACAGGCGATTTGGAAAATAATCAAGGCGTAAACAATAGTCTCCGTCATACGCAACACTGGGGAAGTTAACGCCCGGTGTAACTGGCAACCCGTTGGGTGCAATACCATCACCAGTTAAATATCCCACTGTATACCCGTCGCCACGTGGACTTTGAGTTTGATTTGCCGCCAAGGGATCCGTTTGACTGGCATTTATCAATGAAGAGTCAATTGTGTCACCGCTAACATTGGCAATAGTCCCGTCGGGATTGGTTGGGAAAATATAAAATTTAACTGTATCGTACCCGCTCAGAGGTACTTCCGCTTCGGCTTGTTGTAAGATAGCATCGTTGACTATAAGATCTTTATTACGAGTACCGGCGGTATCGCCTAAGTTGGGCGGAGTAGTGGCAACCCAATAGGCAGCATCACCTATAGGAGTGCCGGCAGGAACAGGTTGAAGTGCAGTATAATAGTTGTTTCCATCAAGAACAACAGAGCCTGGTGGATAATAATTTCCTGGATCCCAAATATTAGGTGTACCGGGTATTTGATTAGTGATGTCTTGGTATTCTTGACTCATTACCATTGGCGTGGCTTTTACACGCCATAAATGTGGCAGCCAGGTCTGACTAAACCCTTCAGCAGCAAAACTAGCATCTTGAATCACATAAAAGCGTGGCAGCGGTGGTTTTTCTGGGTCTAAGGGATTCCAGTCTTTTAGGTTGGGAAATTCCAATACATCACCTACCATCATTTTACGCTGGAATGTGTCTATCATATCGTTGTAGTGAAAGGTGATAAACAAGGTATCGTTGTTCAAAAACAGGCCAAATTGGGTTAGATCAAAATCAATATCCTGCTGCTGGTAAACACCACGCATGACATAGATATCTGGATCATATGCTCGATCCCGAATTTCTCCCAGCAGCAGGTCCTCTACAAATAATGGATTGGTTTCTTGATAATTTGGTTGTGTTGCATCGCCGTTGACACCGGTATCAGTTGAATCATCTGTGGTGGTTTTTGGACCTAGATATTTGTGAATATATATGTCGAGTCCGCCCACAGTAAATTGCTCACTGATGGTACGATCAAAGAAGCGATAATCATTCGTCTTATTGGGACGATACATACTCAGGCGTGGAATTTTATTTCTCCGTTTCTACTATTTAGCAGTAATTTTTAACGGTTGACCACTAATCAAAAGGCTGCTACAATGCTATATAAATTTGAAACTCTGCGAGAATACCATGAACGCAACTGCAAAAAAACCTGTCGCTAAGAAAACTGTTGAAAAAACACTACACAAACCTCTCAAATCGATGACGCCGCGCAGCCAAGATATTGGCTATGGTCCCGAACCTGTCTGGACCCGGCAACCTGCAGAAACCGAACGCATCAGTGCCATGACCAGAATGTTCAACTGGTACAACTATCACTACGGTAAAAAAGAAGCCCGGGACTGTATCGTAGATTGGCTGATTCGCAACGAACGTGCCGCAGATGCTCGAGCATTTGGTCGAGTACCCGAAGCTGCGGTTTACAAAATAGGCATTGGCTGGATTTGCCGCGCCAATCTCATGGGTCTTGAAATCACAGCCAAAGAATTGGCCACCATCAACGAAACTATTGCTGAATACATTGCAGCAGGAAAGTCAGTCACGGAAGTTGTTGAAGACGCAGAAGTGGCTGTCAAACCCAATATCCAAGATCGCTTGCGTGAGAAGATGTCAGAAGCTGCAGGCGAACTGGAAGGCATGTACGACGAAATGATCATGGCCGGCGGCAAGATGTCAGCGGACTACAAACCTGTCAGCTTGTTGCGTAGCATGAATGTAGCACCACAACTAATCAGTCAAGTAAAAGAAATTTGGGAACGCCGATTGTCAGAACTTCGAGAAGTTGTAGCAGGCAAAGACGGCGACCTGGCAGAAGGCTACGGGCATTTTGGTAAACTACAAGTACGCAATTTTATTAAATTTGCAGAACAAGTGGTCGCCGATTGCGATGCCTATGTACAGATTAAGAAAGTAGAGCGTAAGCCACGTGCTAAGAAGGCAGTACCTCTTGAAAAGCAAGTGGCTAAGTTTAAGTATCTTCGAGAATTTGCAGAGCTTAAACTCAAGTCAGAATCGCCTACCAAGTTAGTGGGTGCAAGCGAAGCATGGTTTTATGATACCGCAAAGCGTAAACTGATCCATGTCGTTGCAGATACACATCTTGGTACCTTTTTTGTTAAGGGATCCAGTCTTGTTGGGTTTGATCCTTCTGTCACAGTTCAAAAGACTTTGCGTAAGCCAGCAGAGCAGATCAAAAGCATTGTCAGTGTAGGCAAACCTGCTGCTCGTAAAGCATTTCGGGATATCAAATCTACCGAAGTTAAATTCAACGGACGTGGCAACGATAACTTGATCATTCTTAAAACGTACTAAATATTTCGTGCCAATCCGTCTTAATAAAGTAGAATTCTACATCACCAATGTTTGTAACTTAGACTGTGCTGATTGTAATCGATTTAACGATTATAATTTTCGCGGTTGGCAACCATGGGACAAGTATGCAGACATATACAACAAGTGGTCAAAATTAATACAAATTGAAAAAATTGTTATATTAGGTGGCGAGCCGTTGCTCAACCCAACATTGTTGGGTTGGATTAAGGGTATGGAATCGTTTAACTCTGGTTCTGTACAAATTCTTAGTAACGGAACCAGATTAAATTCAGTAAAAGATCTTTACAATACAGTAAGAGACGTCAGAAAAGTCAGATCTTGGATAGGTATCAGTGTTCATAATCTAAGCGAAGTCGATTCGATTATAACCGAAGTAGAAACATTTCTAACAGCGCCTATTACAAAAGTAATAGGGCGTGGCAATACAGAATTTGACTCCGATCTTAGTTTTACAGATGCCAACAAAGTCCGAATAGATTTATATATGCAAAATGAGTTTACTAAAAGTGCAATACTACCTAAAGATAATAGACTTACATTGCATAACAGTGATCCCGTGACAGCACATTCTGCCTGTGCGTTTGTGCAGAATAAAAATTATCATTTTATACACGGTAAACTATACAAGTGCGGCCCTGTTGCGTTATTTCCAGAGTTTGATGAACAATTTAACTTGGATATATCCGACACTGATAGATCTTTACTAAACAGCTACCGTCCTCTGACGTTAGAAAATTTTAATGAATATCATAAAGAATTCTTTGAGAATCTTGATAATGTTATACCTCAATGTAAATTTTGCCCAGAAATAAGTACGTTCAAAATCATACATCCAAAACTAAAAAAACAATAATAAATACTGGATCAGGAGCACCACATGGCAGACCAAACATTAGATCCACTTAAGAAACAACTTATTGAATACGTAAAGTTACAACTCGGTAGTGGGATAATCGATGTTGAGATGGATCCGGCCCACTTTGAAGCTGCATATCAGCGAACAATCGGTGTTTATCGTCAACGCGGCCAAAACGCCTACGAAGAAAGTTATAGTTTTATGCAGCTATTGGACAATGTAAACGAATATACATTGCCGCAAGAAGTAACAACTGTAAGACAAATTTTCCGTCGTACGATCGGATTAAGCACGGGCGGCAGTGGATCAAGTTTTGATCCATTTGGTGCTGCTGCAACAAATGTTTATTTGCTGAACTTTAACGGAGGTGCAGGAAGTCTTGCTACATACGATTTCTACCAACAGTATGTTGAGTTGGCAGCACGTATGTTCGGTGGCTACATCAACTATACATTCAACCCTGTAACCAAACGCCTACAGCTAATTCGTGACCCCAAGGGCTCGGGAGAAGTTGTACTACTGTGGACATATAATCTACGTCCTGAGATTGTACTCTTAAGCGATTTTCAAATCAGTCAGTGGATTCGAGACTACATGGTTGCTGCCAGCAAGTACATTATCGGCGAAGCTCGAGAAAAATTTGGCACTATTGCAGGCCCACAAGGTGGCGGTACCTTAAACGGTGCAGCTATGAAGTCGGAAGGCCAAGCAATGATGGACAAGTGTGTTGAAGATCTCAAACTGTATGTGGACGGATCGCAGCCACTTACACTTGTTATTGGCTAACAACTGATAGACACGCTGTCAAGATTGTGAT